AATGATTTCATTTCTTAAATCAATCATACATTGTATAATTGTTTCATTAAAGATTACATCTCTTTTTTCTAAATTACTCATAATTGGTTTGTTTTAATTTTATTATCAACATTGATATACATCAAAGATACACCAATTTCTTTAGATAAACAAATAATTTATAGAAAAATCTTTAAAAAACACCTAATTTATTGAAAATCAATAAGTTATATATGTAAAAAAAGGGTATTGCATAACTCGTTGATAATCAATTAGTTACGATTTTACCCCTTTTTTATCAATTATTTATGTATATAAAAAAATATGTATATATAACCCATTGATAAAAGTGCATAAAAAAACCCTTTTTTAAGGGGTTTTTTGTAGTTTTGGTATGTTTACCTTATTTAGAGTTTATCTTTGAAATTTCCTATGTTAAAATTAGGTAGTAACCTATTTTTACTTACCTTGTCCTACATACTTTTTTGTTGGTTTATCTTTAGGTCCTTTAAACTTTTGAGATTTTCCACCTTTTCTCTTTCCAAAAGAAATTTTTACACTTCCACTTGCTGATTTTGCTTTTGCCATTATAAATGAGATTTTTTATTTTGTGTTTCTAAATATGCAATTTTAGTAGTAAGTTCTGCAACTTGAATTGATAACTTTAATACCATTGCTCTTAACTCATCTTTCTCTTTTGAACTTTCTGATAATAGAGTTTCTAATTTAACTATACGCGATGTACAATCATTTTTAATCCATCTATCATCTTCTTCTTTCTTCTGAGCTCTCTTTTCGTAATATCTCCATGCACCTGCTCCACCTAATGTAGAAACAACTGCAATTAATGCTGTATATATATTATCCATCTATTAATCCTTTATAGGTACACAATTTGGAACTTCTCTACCATCTAACATCTTTGTTCCGATAGCTTCATATCCTTCCCAACATGCATCCTCTAATCCTTTTTCTGCTAAGTAGATACCTTTGTATTTACTCATTTGATTTATTTTACTTGCAACTAATCTTTCACCACTCATATTAGTTTCCTTTCTATAAGTGTTATAACAGATTGCTGCTCCTTGCTCTTGTCCGTATTCATCGTATATCTCACCGATACATCTACTTACATATTCTTCTTCGGTTTCTGAACCTTTTGGTTTTGGTATTGGCATAATAGTTATTTTTTAATTACTTCAAATTTACCATCTTCGTTTTGAACTACCTTAATAGTTTCTGTTTCGTATACTATTCTCATATTATCTAATTGTATATGTTTTACCATCAAATTGAAATGATGATATATTATCGTATGTTAGTGTTCTCCATCCTTCAATTGTAGTAGGTGCAACTAAATTAACCATACCCTCTTCTTCTTTTGTGACTGATTGGTCAGAGTTGGAATAAAATTGTCCCCAATACAAATCGTAAGATGCTCTATGTGTAGGAGGAACTGCTGTTCTCCATTTTATAAACATTGTATTATTACTATCAGTTGATTGTAACATTCTATAAAATTCACCAAATGTTACTGATGGTAATGCAAACTTTTCTAAATTCTTATGAACTTTATTTTGATTCATCTTTCTTTTTCTTTTTAGCTACTTCACCAGGGTATGTTGAACTGATTGATGGTTGTACTTCTAACTCTTCTTTGTGGTATAAATACTCACTATCTTCAGTATGTACTGCTCCTGTCATTAATCTACCATCAGGTCCTTTATGTGTAGGTCCTTCGTATAGTTCACCATCTTCTGTATAATGTGGAACACCAACTTCTAATTGTACACCTTTCAATTCTTCTGCTACATTTTTTCCTTCTCTTAGTACACCTAATTCTCTTAGTTTACTTTCTGCCCATCTTTTACCTGCTAACCCACCCCATAACATAAATGAAATATATCCACAATCATTTCTATCTGCGCCTGTGTAATATGTTTCTGCTCTACTTAGATACGAATACATTCTTTGTATTGTTTCTAATGATATTGGTTTTTTCTGTGCTAATTGTTGTGCTCTCATTTTTCCTACTGCAGTTGCACATTTGTTACCATTCAATAAATTATAATCAATTCCTTTTTGTGCGTTATTACTAACTGCATCAGGATAATCAGTATAAGATTCCATCTCTATTCTTTGTTTAGATTTGTATCTCTTATCCTTCTTAATCATTGCTTTTATTTCTGATAAAAATAATTCTGCTTCATCTTCTGTTAAATCCTCAATTTCTTTTTCCATTGATAATTTAATAGTTGATACTTTATGTTCAAATAATCCTTCTATACTAAATCCTTTGAAAGTACCATTCTTAACATCTTCCCATACATCTTTATTACCACTTACATCATACACACCAAACCATGTTCCTTTTGGTAATGTATATCCATATATATTAGATTTATCCTTAGAACTCATTTCAATTAACCAACTCTCAGTTAAATTGATACCACCAACTTTTTTATCGTGGTCAACTGTCACTGCATCGTTGTATTTGTTCTTCATAAACCTTCTACTAATCTTCTCAATTGTTTCAGGTGTAAAGAATACATAATAAGGTTTACCCTCACCATCTAATCTTAAAATCTTCTTATTTGGAATTAATAAAGGTCCTGCTACTAACATCTTTTCATCATTAACAGCTTGGAAGTTTATTTCTTTACCAAAAAATACGAAATCTCTTTCAATTGCCGGAGTATCTACGAATGATGTTGCAAATACACCATCTTCTTCATCTACTAAAATCAATTCGTATAATAATTCTTTTTCCATATGATATTAACAATTTTAAATTCTAAAATGGTTATCCACCACTTAAAGTTGCTGCTCTATTTGTTCTTCTATCTAATGCCTGAACTGAAGTAACATCTGTACTTACTACATATGCTTTAATAGGAGATTGTGCGTTTGCTATTGTTTGTGCTAATTGTGTTGAAGGATTCTGCCCACCAGTCGTTGTAATTTGTGGTGCTTGAATTGTTGGTATCGTTGGTAATGAAGGAGCTGGAACTGAACCTCCTGCCGATGGTGCACTACTTGCTCCTGGCATCTTAGGTAACTTAGTTGATAAGATTTTCTTAACATTCAACAAACCTGCTACAATAACCGTTCCTGCTGCGATTGCACCGAATGGAGGTGGGTATGTTGCCAATGCCTTACTTGCACCTGCATATGTATCAATTGTTGCCTGTGCTACTGCTAATGCTTTACCTGCCGCTGTATTCTCACCAACCAAACTTGCTATTGCACCAATACCATCTGAAATAATACTTAACTTATCTGCTTCAGTAAGTTCTACATATTTCTTTTCTGCATCTTTACTTGCTTTATAAAAATCTTCTTGCTTTTGTAATTCTTGTATTATTGCAGGAGTTCCAATATTCTTAACAGCATTTGTTTGTTCATCAATACTATTTAATCTTAGGTTTTTAACTCTCTCTAAGAATGCTTTTTCTGCTTCTTCTTCTGCTAAGTTTTTATCTATTTGAGTTTGAAGAGTTTCCTGTTTAATTATACCAGTATCTAATTTTGCTCTTTCTTTTTTTCTTGCTTCAAATTCCTTTATAATACCTTCTAGCATTAATTGTTCTTCTCTTAATGCTTCTGCTTCTCTTTCAGCCTGTTCTCTTAATTCTTTCTCTCTTCTTGCTTTCCTTTCTGCCGCGGCTTTCTCTTCTAATTGTTTTTTATATGCCAATACCTTTGCCATATTATCCAAATCAGCCTGATAGGAATCAAACAATGCTTTTTCTGAATTTTTCGCTGCTTCTTGCGCTGCTGTATCAAACTTCTTAACTTCATCAGTAGTTAATCCCATTTTCTTAGCAGCCCACTCAAATGCATCTGCTACTTTACCAGCAACATTTGCTATTGCTTCAAATACAGGTATACCTACTTTAGATATCAATGCGAATAGTGGAGCCATTATTCGTGATAATGCATCCGTTGCTTTCTTCATTGCTTCTTGTCCTTCGGTACTTCTACTTAATGCTTCTCTCATAGCTGCAAATGCTGCAACTATTAAACCAACTATACCTAATGCAACTGTGATACTCTTACCGAATGTCGCCATTGCATCTTGTGCATTTTTCAATCCACCACCTAACTTACCAATAGGTCCAGGCAATGCCGCTAATTGATCACCGAATTGTTTTGATTTAAAGTTTACTCTATCTTGCGCATCCTGTAAATCATCCAACTTATTTTTTAAATCATTGAACTCTTTAGTATTGGTTTTACCCTGGTCTTCTAACTTCTGTAATTCAACAGTAGTTTCTCTAATCTGTGCTTTAAGAGATTTGAATTTACCACCGGTCTTTTCGGCTTCATCACCCAATCCTTCAACTTCATCTTTACCTTTTACTTCGGTATCAATTACTGCTTTATATGTTGTAGTATTTTCTGCCATTACTTTTTAGATTTCCAAATTCTTTTTATTTGTTTACTTGCACCTTTGATAGATGTTGGTATTTCATTAATTCCTTTTGCTATATCAATATTCTTTGATACACCATAAAAATCCATCGTATTTAATAAATCAATAATATTCTTAACCATATGATATTAACAAAAGTATTTAATTAAATTAGTGATAAGTTATGATGTTAATGCATCGGGTATGATTGGACCTAACAATTGTAATTTACATTCACCTGTCTTAAGAGAATAATCGTTTATTGCTCTTAAATGCCAATAATTACCTCTAAAGTTTACTATATCGTTTAATTGCATTTTAGAATAATCTGCTAATGGTATAATTGCATTACATTCTAATAATCTAGTTTTTGGATTGTATAATAATGATACATAAGTACTCCAATACTCTGTGAATAAATTACTAGTTGGAGTTGAACCATACGCCGGTGCCTCATTATTGAATAGTAATGATTTACTATCTACGGTAGGAAAACTACCACTTACTACATTGTAGTTATCAAAATAAGGAAATGAATTTTGTGCCAAACTTATACCAGCTGTTGTTAAACTTCCACTTTCAATTCTATAAGTTTCACACTCTAACATTCCATTAAAAAATAATAGACGAGGTAAAACTCTTGCAGGTGTATAATCTGCTGAGTTAATATAAGTTGGTATGTAAATTGGTATTCTTTGAGCCATAATTATTTATTTTAACATGTAAATCCTGTTGTTGCTCCAACTTGTCCTGTTGATGAATTAAGGTTATGAATTGGATTACCACCACCGCCAGTATTTTTAACAATGTATGTATATCCTGTTACAGGTGTATTTCCATACTCATCATAATACATAATCTTATTTTGTGCAAATGTTCCATCATCTGTGTATAATTGATAGAATGCTGCCTGAGTAAAGTTACCACAAACTAAACTTGCAGAACTTACATAAGATATTTTAAATGTTCCTGCTGAGAACTTACTAGGTACAGGAGCCAATCCACCAATACTTCCACTCAATCCTGTTCCTGTTATTTTTAACAATGGAGAACTTGCAAATGTAGTTTTAACTTCATATGTTCCTTGTGAGAAAAAATTTTGTGTATCTGTATAATATGTTTTACCATATTCTCTATTTGCACCTTTACTAAATTGTTGAGATACATAATCGTTATCTAATGTATCACCAAAGTTTAAGTTGTTTACTGCCAAATTGTTTGCTGGAGTAACTTCTATTTTATCATTAACATTAATATATTTGTTGAAATCTAAAATATTACCATTATTGTACCAATTATTAAATGTTTCTACAATAAATGCATTTTCTTTAGTTCTATCAGGATACATTACTAAGTTAAACTTTCTTTGTATACCTGTTATAAAATCTACTAATTTAATTCCATTAGTTCCAAAAGGTAAATTAGATGGAATATCAATTACCCTACCATCTGCTGCCTGATTTGCTTTCTTAATTTGTATAAATGATTTAGTTGTTCCACCAGGGTCTAATGTAACTGTTGCTGGCGTTGCAACATAATATGCAGTTTGTTTGATTTGGAAATAATAAGTTCCAACAGGGATATCTTGGAATGGAATAGGTGCTTTTAATTCAAATGATTGATTTAAACTATCACTAATACCTCTACTCTGTGCATATTGTGTAAAATACTGATTAAATGAAACAATTGTACTTTCACCAACGGTTGCACTACTACCAGTATTAATCATTCGTATAAAGAATTGACCAGGTACATTACCAATTGAAGAACTAACATTTATATTTAAATTAAATACACCAGTTAAGTTTGTTCGTTTAGTTACGGTATATGCACCATTGTTAAAGAATCCACCTGGATTTTCTAATACATTTGCCCACGGTAGAGTTACCCACGTATTATCTGCTATATTTACATCTGTTGTTCCACTACCACTTATAGCACTTAATTTACCTACACCGAATGTTTCTAAATCTACATCTGAAAAAACTGTGTATCTTAATTTATTATCACAAACTAAATAAACATCATCTAAAAAACTTTGATTCCAAAATGATGATGAATAAGTATAACCAGTATCTGCAAATATTGCATCCCATACTGCCTTTACTCTAATTGCAGGTTTAAAATCTTGTATTGAAAGAGATGAATAGTTATCATCTACACCAAAGAAATCATCACCACTCGTATATTGCCAACCTTGTCCGTAATCACACCATGGATAAACAATATTTCCACTAAATAAACTACCACTCCAACTTGCTTTAATATTATCTAAAGATGCAGTGTGATTGTATTGTTGTAATGAACCTAAATCTTGTAAATATAATTTATTGATATCTCTACCAAATGAACTGATTGTTCCGTATAATGTAATCTCATAACTTTCAATAAACTTATTTTGTAAAAGGTTTACTTTGTTAAGTTGTATATATCCATTTGAAAGATACAATGAATCAAATTCAAAATATGCATCAACCTTAGTTGCAGTTGAAAATAAGAATGGAGCATCAATACTAATATCATAGTAATGTTCAAAGAATGCATTATTCTTTTTAGTACCAGGTATTGTTATCTGACGAGTAAAATCTGCAGGCTGTAAACCTATATCAAATAGACCTGTTACATTGTTTGATAATAATATATCTTCATCATTAAATAAATCTAATTCTACACCATTGGCTATTAACCTAAAGGTAAACGATTGAGTAGATGTTATACCCATATTACATTATAAGTTTATAGTTCTGACCTATGTTGAAATCAAATTGGTATTGTATTACCTTATCATTCACACCTGTCTTAAATTGTATATTTGAAGTTGCTATTGTTAAAGGTCTTGCCGTTGTTCCTTCCCAATAGTATATTTCATCACTTACTAATAATTCTTTAAAGAAATCATTAAAATCATCACTTAACCACCAACTATTTACTTGTAGGGTTTGTGAACTATCAACAATATAGTTTAAATTAGAACTATCGTATGAATTGTAACTAAATGTAGAACTTTCCCAACTACCCAATTGTGGTTGATAAGTTTTTTTAGTTGTACTGAATGATTTTCTATTTACCATATAGAATGAGTACCAATCAAATTGTCCGTATCTATTTTTCCAACTTATTCTTACATTTGGATACTTTTGTTTACAAACAACATCATATCTTAATTTCGTTCCTAATGGGGTAGAACCATTGTATCCTTGAACTGTGAACCATTCCAATCCACTAGTTGATAAAGGAAAACCACTCTGTGAAGGTCCTATTGGATAAGTTGCTATTTGACCAGAAGTTGCAGTTGAATTACTAACTGTATAATCTGCATTTCCTAAATTAGAAGTATATAAAACTTTTGTAGGTTGTGTTGTACCAGCATCTCCTGTATAGATACCACTATATCCAATATCCTCTATCAATACTGATTGGGTTACAGGTGCATCTGTCATTAAAGGCCAATAAGGAGTTTTATTATATATTGCTTGTCCTATTGCTTCAGGAAATAAACCATAACCATCTAATGCTTTGTATGTAGATGATTTAACAGGTGTTCCTAAAACATATGTTGAACCATTATAGTATTGAGTATAAAAATATACATTGAAATATACTACATTAGAAGTATTTGCTATTGCTAAATCTGTAAGAGTTGAGTTAATGATTCTATTCAAATCAAATATACCAACATTAGAAGTATTAGGAAATTTTGTAATTGTGTAATCTGCACTACCACTACTACTTGCAGAACCAGTCCAATAATATAATTCACCAACATATTGAAATGAAGATGAAGTTAATAATGCACCATTACTTTCCGAAACTGTAAATATAATCGGAGATTGTGCTAAAGATACCGCTGCCGGATTTTGTGTTATTGATAAAGCCATCTATATACTTTGTTTATATAGATATTAACCATTAAAGATTAAAAAGTATTTGATGTAGCAAATCCTTGCATAGATTTGTTGATTCTTTTCATTGCGTCATCCAATACGGTTACCACAACTTGTTTCTTAACATAATCATCAACTAATGCTTTGAACTCATCAGCGTTTGCCGCATTAGTTGCAAATGGCCTTGCTGCCATCTTATATGTTCCGAAGTTTACATATACACCATAATCAACTGTATTTAAATCAAACACTGCACCGAAATCACCAATCTTTCTATACTTTACATTGATTGAATCTTTTAGCTTACCAGTCTTAACTGCACGAGTTGGTGCTCTTTGCACATTTAGTTCTGCTAAGTTTTTTAGAGAGGTTGATATTTCGTTTAATGTTGCCAATTACAATGAACTTAAATATAAATAATTATTATTGATTTCTACTTGTGATAATGGTCTATTATATACTAATAAAGATGATATCGCTCCTTTGAAATAAGTTGCATCAAGTGTTTCATCGTATCCAAATCTTAATGGAGTAATAGTTGAATGATTAAATACTTGTGTATCTCCACTATTCAAATCTCCAACATAACTTCCATTTTTGTATAAAGATACTGTATTCGTAATAATATTAGGAGCATCATATACAATTAAAGTCCATAATGCTTTTTCTGATACACTTCCTACAATTGTTATTTGTTTATCATCTGCACCTCCACCTCTATATACAATTCTAGTTTGATTTGCATCCCATATTGTATCCCATCCGGAACCATTACTTGCTTTTTTAGTAAATAAAAATCTATTAATACCATCATTATACATTGAACCATACCATTGTAATGTATAATAATTTGATGGAGCTATTGATGCTGAACTAAATAAAATTGGTTGTGGATATGTTATAAAATTATCAATTCCATTAAATTCCCATCCTAATGAACCTGATGAATACATTGTTGAACCTGAAACTAATGCATTGTTTCCATTTCCACTTTGATCATACCATACACTTCCACTAAATGATGAAGTAGTATTATAAACAATTAATCCACTTCTAACAACATCTATTGGAATATTTTGAGATTGACAATCTATACTATATGGATATGTAATTATACAACATCCATTTTTACCTCTGTTACCAGCTCCGGTAGTTACTGCTCCACCACCTCCACCTCCAAACCATTCTTGACCTTCTCCATCTTGTGGTGCACTACCAGATGTTATACTACCTCCTGCACCACCAGCATAGTATCTTTCATCACCTGTCATATTAAATATTAATCCATTGCCTCCACGTCCTTGTCCTCTAACACCACCCGCTTGTCCTGCACCACCACCTCCTCCACCATAGGTTCCAACTCCTACTGTATAACCCCCTTCACCATTCGTTCCTATATAACTTCCTATATGAGAACCACCGGAAGAACCTGCTCCATTTCCGCCACCACCACTACCTCCATTTTTTCCATTTACACTTAATCTCTGACCTCCAAAACCTCCACCTAATACTGTAATATTACTTAAACCTGAACCATTTATTGCACTATCTTGTCCTCTTGTACCATTATTTATTAATCCATTTCCAACTTTAATTTGATATACAGAACCTGAAGTTAATAAAACACTAGAAGTATAAAAAACTTCACCTGCTCCTCCACCGCCGCCAAAACTAGTATTTGCTACACTTCCACTTCCACCTGCACCACCTGCTGCAATTAATAATATACTAGCATTATTAACTGAACCATTTAATACTTGAAATGAACTAGTGCCAGCTTGACTAAATTGATGGTATTTATAAGTTATTCCACCAGATACAAATGTACCGATAGTATCACCACCAACAGCTGTAATACATCCACCTATATTTGCTTCAAATCCAAAAGGTATATACATAAATTAATTTATTTTATTATACTAATCTATTAACTGCAACACCATATAATGTAGTACTATCATATGATACAAATGTTAAAATATCAACAGAACTAGTAACTGCTGTTGCACCATATGGTGATCCAAATGGAAATTTAATTGTTGTTGGATATCTAACAGAAGTAATATTCGTTCCTTGTGTTATTCTTAGTGATATAGTTTCTCCTGGTCTTATATTTGTTGGATTTAAGAAAGTTGAACCTGTATTTGGTAATTGTAATGTAAAGAAATTTCCCAAAGTACAATCCATACTTGCTGTATTTGAATTTATCGTTATAGGAATAACTACACCATTAACAGATCCACTAAATATTGAACTTCCTATTACAGTTAATTCTGTTGTTGCAGATGATGATAAAAATAAACTACCACTGATTATTTGATTACCATTAAATGCATTTGAACCAGTAGTTGCAAAATAAGAATTACTTACAGCTTGTGATGCAGTAAATTGATTTAATGATTGAGATACTAAGTTTACATATTGATTTGTTGCGAATGTTGCTACTAATGAAGAACTATATGCTGCAAATGATGCACTATTAGTTGTAATCTGTGATTGGAAACTTGCACTATCTGCTTTGTATTGAGATGAGCTAAAGTTTTCTAATAAATCTAATCTACTATCTACTGATTGAGAGAATAAAGTTACATTACCGATACCACTAATTGTTGAAGAAGAAATATCATTTGTTACTTTTAATGAACCAGTTATTGTTGTATCACCATTTATCTTAGTACTACCTGTTACTTCTAATGAACCTGTAACAATAGTTCTACCAATAATAAGTTGAACATCTTCATTTGCATTATCACCGATTATATTTGAACCTGATGAGAATACAATTGATGAACTTATAATAGTTACATCCATTTCATATGCGTGTATCTTATCTTTTACCCATAAGTTACTTGCACTAATGTTTCCACTTGCACTAATATCAGTTACTTCTAATGTATCTCTTACCCACAATGAACCTGTGATATCTTCACTTCCACTAACTGCAAAATTATAATATTGAACATTAGGGTCAGTAAAGTTATATAAACCAAACCATACTGCTGTATTCTTATCAATTGTAAATCTCCAACCAGTTGCTGGAACATAATCATTTGCAATTACAGTTGCACCATCATCACCTAAACCTGGTCCATAACACTTCCAACCATTTTGTATTTGATATACTGATGGATTTTCTGTACTACCACTATCGTAAGAACCTGTAATTCTAATAATGTTATCTGTGAATTGATTACCACTATTTACAAATTGTTGAGTAGATGCTGTTACTGCTGTATTTATTTTTACAGAACCAGTTATATCTAAACCTCTTTTAATATTCAATGTTCCTGCTAATGCAACATCACCTGCCGTATTAACTGATACACCTATTCCATTACCTAAACCATCCTGAATTGGAGTTAGTGTAGAACTTGCAGTACTATCACTCCCTAAGTGTAATAGAGATATAAAACTCTGTGATATGTATAAATTACTTAAACTTCCCATTTATATTCTTTTTTATATATTTTAATTTTGTGACCATGTCCTTGTTACTACATTCACCCCACTATCCCAATTCTGTGGTGTTGTTGACCATATCTTTGGTGATATCCATAATTCACACACTTCACACGTACCATAATTAGAGAATGGTAATGCTAACACTTTTAAGTTAACAAAATCCCAGTCATCTACATCATTTATTTGTTCTAAAATCGTATAACACTTTAAGTTATCATACGAAGTTGTTCCATCATTTGAATTAAGAGTATACTTACTACTAAACACCTGTCCTATACTTCCACTCTCATTCAATACCGCCTTATATTTATCACCCGTCTCACACTCTTCAATTATATATCCACTACCAGAAGGGTTAACTAAAAAAAAAAGACAACGATTTTTATCATTGTGTGTAGTTAGGCTAAAGGTCGCCACCCATCCCGCCAGTCCATTATTAAACCTATCTGAGAATGGAATACAATTGATTTCTCCATCTACTTCAAATCCTGATACTCCTCTTTGTGTATATGCTGTTAAATCGTTTAATATACCCAATGTGTTATTGTGTATATCAATTGTATCATCTACACCTTTGAAGTAATCTATACTTTGTTGATTAAGAGAACCTGATGATTCGTTATTTTTATTTTTAATTTTATCTGCTACTGTCAATTGAACCGTATAAGTTGTTGTATTACTACCAAATTCAGAATTAGTAATCAATACATTCCCAACAGGATATGCCGGAAATTCCTTTGTATCAAAATCAGTTAAATCACCATATGTTGCAACTCCAATAGAAGGATGATTCTTAAGTATTGTTTTAAAATAGTTAAGAATGTTGTAGTATAGTGTATAATTTATACCGGTATTATGAACAATTTGTTGACTCATAGTTATTATAATTGAATCCCACCAAAGTATTGATTTGTTTGGTCAGGATAGATTTGTGTTTGGTTACCAACTGATTCTAAGTATTGAGGTATCTCATTTGAATATGCTATCAAATAGTTTTGTAATCTCAATGCGTAGTAATCTGCATTATTCAATGATTTATTCAAAAGATAATCAATCTCACCCTTTGATGGTGCTACCGCTTGTTCACTTTGTTGTTTAACTGCACCATTAGATTTAAATTGAACTGAACTGAATGGAATGTATTCTACACAACCATACCAAATTAAGGTATTCTTAATATGGTCATTCATTAAATCTTGATAATATGATGATAAACTATTAAATGTACCTGCAACGATTTGTGCTTGTAAATAATCAAATAACACAGTTCCTAATAAATTCTTTAAGTACTTATCCTGTGCAGTTCTCATAAATGGTAACAAAACATCTGCATCAATTGCTCCTTGCAATGGTGAGTTTTTTATGATATCATTTCTTGTTATAAAAAGAGCGTAAGCCATATCTTATTTTTATTTTAATATTTCGTATTCTTGTTCAAAAAATGTTGGTTTCACAAAAACCTCAGGAGTTGAACTAATTTTATTATCTGTTTCTACACCACCATCATCTATTGTTGCATCACTATCTTCTTCTATTGTTGATGGGTTTTCCATTGCATCGTTAGTATCTTCTTGCACTTCTTCAATAGTTTGACCAGTTTCTTCTGCTGTTTCTGAAAGTATTACTAATGGAGTTAATTGGTCAAAGTATAATTCTAAATTATTATATCCACCTTCTGTTAATGCCATATCTAATGCGTTTAAGATAATGTTTTGGAAAGGTGCAATTGTCATAGTTTGTAAGATAGAGAATGCTGTTTTCATTTCTTCTGATTGAGAACTGAAACCATTTCCTTTATCTCTGATACCGAATAATAATGGAGAAGTTACTCTATGTGCAACTAATATTCTATCTTGTATATATTCTGCAACATACTGATACTTTTCATGTAAGTTAGAGATATCAATTACATCTAATGTAGGTTTATTTGCTGCATCATCATTAAACGATACCATAAATCTACCTGCGTTATCTGTTCCTGTGAACTTAGCCTGTAATAAATCCTCAATAGTTTGTCTTTCTTCTGGTGCTGGAACTCCATTGTTGAAGTTAATCATTACTGAAGGTAAGAAACCATTTGTAATATTGTTGTAGTGTAAGTTAGAGATTTCTCCTTCACTTAAACCAAATTGTAATGCTGAAATCCAATCAGGTAGTGAATAATAATACAAACCTGGTGTATAATGTTTAATATACAACAATTCCATCTTATCTTTAGATGTACCAAATGCAGAAATCTTTTTCTTATTCTTAACTGCTCTCTGATCATCCCAATCTGTACAATAATAATATGTTTTTATTTTTGGTTCATTGTATAATTTCTCTGCTCTTACATTTTGAACAGGTATATGATACATTTTTATAATCTTAGTATGTTCATCGTTCCAATAAACTTGATATACTGCATTTCCGTACAATTTCAAATCAAATGCTACTCTCTTTGTTTCTTCTTGTGGAATTATTTTAGAGAGAGTTTCATTGAAGTTTTCATCTTTACTATATAATCCTTTACCAAAGATTAAATCTGCAATACCTTCAATACATGCTGCATTTGTTGTACTACAATTATATGCGGTTGTTACTGCACCAAAGAAATCATCTTGTCCGTATGCACCGAATGGAACCCATTGATAGCGAGTTTTTGTATCCTCACTTACCATTGGTAAACCATTATTTTGAACATTTACAATACTAAATTTTGTTGTTTGTTTCATATTAATTCATTATGATATATTCATTAGTACTCTCATGTGAGATATACTTATCGTTTTGTGTTTTATATACTGCTTTATCTACTGATTGTGATTGATAAACTTGCAAAGAACCATACCATATAGGTTCACTACTACCACTACTCAATATCTGTACTCTAAATTCTTGTCCTGTATATGCTCCACTTATACTTGCAGTAAATGCCAATAAGTTTTCGTATGCTGTAAAAGATGATGATACCAAACTTGCAGTAGTGTTTGTTTGTGTTACCATATCTTGCAAAGACATTGTAAACTGATTAGATGCAGTATTCTCTGTTCTAATTGTATATGAGTTGGTATTATTAAGGTAATAACTTAACATTAGCTATTGTTTATATGATATTAACAATTGAGTAAGATAATATAACTAATATAAACAAAAAAAGGTAGAACTCCAAAGAATTCTACCCTTAATATTTTGTATTCAACCTATCTGATTAGTTATAAACGATAGTTGGTTGTGAAGATAATCCTGCGAATGGATTAGTTGTTGTTGAACCGGATAAGAAAGCCGCTGGTAATTGTTCTTGACCAGTGAATGTTACTGAATAACCGTAAAGGTCACCCAATGCTCCACCTGTTTGAATTGTACCCGCTGTTACATCTGCACCTTCTCTTTCACCAACTAATAGAGCATCTCCGTTCATTGTCCAAACGATGATTTGAGGTCTACCATAAGCCATAAGCTTTAATTGAGTAGTCATTTCGTTTGTTAATTTCTTAAGATTTAATACTAATTCTTGATTGAAGAATGTAGTACCGTTTTCTCTACTTGAGTTAACTGTTTCAGTATAGTTTGATGTACCTTTCAACTCATAATAATATACAGTTGAGCCCGATGGAAGTGCAGTTACTTGACCGCTACCGTTTTTTGTAAATGAAGATGTTGTATAGTTTAGGAAGTATACACCTGCCAAACCACCAATACTTTCTTTACAAACTTCTTGTCTTCCTTGTGATAAGTTACACGCCATAATGATTAGTTTTTTGTTTTAGTTAAAAAGGGTGAGTGTTACCCCACCCTTTATATTAGTTGGTTAATTATGCTAAATGATAAGCAATGTCACTAGCGATACCGATTTGAGTACCAGCTGTGTATCTCATAATGATTCTAAAGTTTTGAGAACCATCTAAGTTTGCCATATCCAATACTCTAACTTCGTTATGGTCAGATAATAAACCTGTACCGAAGAATAAGTTAGATTTTTGAGCTGCTACCATAGTAGAAGCTTTCATACCAGGACAAAACGCGATTTCAATACCATTAAAGTTTAATGGTTTCTCGCCAACATTAAGTTGATTATTCCATCCGTTTGCACCTTGTGCACCACCAGCTAATGCTTGTTGGTAAGCCTTTACAACATTTGTTGGAGCGTAGATCATTAAATCTTCTTTACCATAAACTGTTGCAGGGATTGCATCAACTAATGCATTCAATGCTGTTAATACATTTCCTGAAGTGATAGAACCACTTGCAGAAGAAGTTACTGCTGCTGAACCAGAAATAGTAGTGTATAAACCACCGAATTGTCCGTTAGTTGCGTTAACACCTTGCCAAATAGAAGTTTCAGTTGCTTGTGCTACTACACCACCTACATAAGAGATTAAGTAATCTGTGAAGTTTGCAGGAATAGTATCAAATGCACTATATCCTAATTGTAAAGCTTCCCAAGAATCTACGAACTCTTGCTTACATAATTCTAAGTTAACTTGTAATTCTTTTGGAGTAATAACTTGCTCAGTTAATGCTACTGAACCTGAAGTTGTAAAATCACAACTAGCATCATTTACGATGTTCGCTACTGCGATTTTTTGGATAACTTGCTTATACTTTACATTTGGTAAAATAGTTACATACTTGTTATCCAAAGTTTTTGCTGACAATAACGCTGCTGCGATGTATTGACCAGCGAACTCACCTGCATATGTTGATGTAATGCTAGGTTGAGCAAATTTTTCAATTTTTTTCATCTTTGAATTTTTTTATTTTAAATTAATTATTTATATAATTTAGATAAGAATGAGTTCTGAGGATTATCAGATTTCTTACCAAATCTTTTATTGTTTTGTTCTGCTGAGAATTTGAAACCTTCTTCAATTGGAGCACCATCTAATTTTGGTAACTCTTCATCTTCAACTTCTTTCTCATCACTTTTAACTTCAATTTCTACTTCTGCCATCTTAGCGATTTTCTTTTCCATCTCTTCAATTCTGTATGCTAAATCTTCAAATTTCTTTAACATTTCTGGCATACCCATTTCTTCTTTATCATCATCAGCTGGAATAGTATCTACTTCTTCAGTTTCTTCCATTGGAGTTTCACCCAATTCAACTTCTGATAACATTGATGATGGTTTTAATTTTTTATCTTCACCACCTGCAGTATTTTCTTCTTTAGTTGTTGGGTCTACATAACCAGTTCCAGGATCACCTGCTAATGGTTCTGCTTCTTTTTCTTCAACTTTAAGTTCTACATTTTCTCTTTCTACAATCTTACCATCTTCTGTGATAACTTTTAAAAGAGTTTCATTTCCTTCAGAATCTTTTAACATAAGTTCATGAGTTCCGTTAGGTGCTGGAGTTTTTGTTCCATCTTCTGATACTACAAATAAATCTTCACCAACATCAAATGTTGCTGATTCAACTATTGTACCATCTGCTAACTTAGCGTAAGTTAATTCAACTTCTGCTTCTAAGTTCAAAAGTTTTACAACTTTACTTAATACTTGTTTTGCGTTCATAATTATTCTTTTATTTAATATTAACAATTTGATTTATAAAAATCATTATTTTTTAGTTTAATCTCTTATTAATTGCTGTTAGGTTATCATATTCCAACAACAATTCTTTGTTTTTATTTTGTAAATACATAATATAATTCCATAATGCATCGTTCTCAGCTTTTAATTCAGAGTTTTCATCTTCTGCTAATTCTAACATTACTTCTAATATAGCTGTATTCTCATTCATATTATACCACTAATGTCCATGCTCCGTTGTAGAAATATAAACTACTACCACTCTCTGCCAAATCACCTATTGTTCCTGTTGGTAATGGGTTTTGTGGTTTTAAATTTAATACTTCTGTTATACTCACACTACCACTTACTGCAATATCTCTTTTGAATTGTGGAGCTGGATTATCACCGTTGTTAGGTGCAATTGTTAAATAAGGTACATAATCAAATGTAGAACCATTATCCCAATCACCAAACTCAATTCCATTAGAAGATACTTTTATTCTATTCTC